TCACTCCACCCAACAATCCATATCATCAAACATCATTTCAGACGGCTCCACGTCACCCTGATTCTTATAAACGACCTTGTGTATTTTAGGCCCTGTCACCCCGACCATCCCGCCAAGGCCGTCACGGGTTTGCTTTTCCAGTAACCGATAGGCGTATTCTAAAGCGGGTCGTTCCATGTCGTTCTTGACGATCACTTCCTTTTTAACAATCCGGCCTGAATGATCATAGACAGTGAATTTGTAGAAGCCGTGCTTTTGGGTGGTGATGTATGAGTCGTGCGTCATCCATAGAACGTATAGAGAACGTTTATGACGGTCAACACCACCCAGACCGCTTGCCGCCATCATAAGTCCGGCCTAATCCCGACGCTATTAAAAGCTCTGTCAGGCTGCGGCCATCCGTCAAATACACATCAGCAACAACGCGCCCGGCGTACTTTCCGTGCTTGACGTTTCTAAGAATTACCGACCCCCCAAGCACTTCACGCACGTAATCACGGGCTGCGATTGCGGCTTGCTTCTCCCCATCACACTTGCCCCTAATCTCGGGGGTATCAATACCGTTTACCCTTACAGAAACATCAATTGACATGCCGGGCCACGGATGCGCTTTAGCCTTGAAGGTGTCGCCGTCGTAAACAGATATAACATCGGCGGGAACTGTTAGCCCATCGGCGAATGCGGGAGGCATAAATAAGAAGGGAATGATTGTGAGGTATTTAAGCATTACCTCTTTTAACTGGATTCAACTATGTAATCCAGCCTAAGGAATGACCTTAAATATATTTGATGCGATTTCGACGCGCTTTGCCGGGAAGTTCTCAGGGGCAATCACCCAAACAGTGACCATCCGATATTCACCCTCACCAAGATCGCACACGGTGGGATATGTCCACCAATTTAAGTCTATGTTATCCGGCAGCTTGTCAGTTGGCGTGTAAACATTTTTGCCATCTTGAAAGCATGTTGTTGCGAAAACGCCGGAAGGCTGTTTTTTGTGGATCTCGGCAACCCACGTTGCAGTAAACTTTTTATGGATTGATCTCTCGACAGATAGCAAGGGCGCTTTCCCTGCTTTCGCGTCAGACACAACGACGCTCTGCACTTCCATCCAGTGTGATGCAGGGATTAGGGCCTTCAATCCCGTTATAACTAAAGGTGCGGCGGCCAAGATTAGCAAAGCGCAAAAAGCATAATTATTATTAAGAAGGCGCAATAGAAAGCCCTCCGTTTATGACAAACATTACAAAGGCACTTATAACAGCGGTGCCGACAATCCAAAGGACACGAGATCCGACCTTGTTTTTGCTCTCTGTAATCTCTTTGATGTTGTCCGTGATCCCCTTTATGGCATTCTCTACACGATCAAACCTCTCGTCCATATGCTTCATGTTGTTTTCCGAGAGCGCCTGGACAATCATCTGCTTATTTCTCCACTCTTCGAGCGCTTTGACGCGACTCTCTAGTTGATTGGGCATCGGCACCCCTTTGTTAATCGTCATCGTCCCAAGCAGCACGACCACCAAGCCTGACTGCGATATAAGCTGCCCATCGTTTGAGCCACGGCATCCGGTCTTGTTCTGCCACGATCCGCAAAATCGCATCAGCAACCGCCCGGGAGCCTTCCCGGCTTGCATAAAGTAGATCATGCAAAGTTGCCGCCCGAAAGAAACGCGCATCAGCCCTTGGAATAAACCACCATAGTGCACGAGGCGCGGAGGCCCCGTCGTAGTTAAAGCCCCCCGGCACAATCACGTCCATTCCTCTTGGCCCTGTGATCTTGTGGGCGCAAGCAGCCGTAAAGGGATTGTCGGGATCTTCGGGCGACACCCAGACCAGCACCGCTCCTGGGGGACGCGATGACTTGATCTGGGCCAGATCGTATTCAGGTGTGAACTCATACACCTTAGCCATTGTTTTTGCCCGCTGCGTCCCAAGCATCCCAAGAGCTTTCCATTTTTCCTTTGATCACGTCCCATTCAGCGCGAATTTGCTCTGGCGTCTTATCACCGGATTGAACAGCGTGATATGCTTTAAAGGCAAACATGCCGACTTCAAACAAAGCGTTAATTGTTGCAAGCGTTGATGCGCTCATGATTCAGCCCCTTTACGGATTGTGAGAAGAGTGAAAGCGGTGTTGGAAAGTATTGTTAACGCGCTCTGGTAATCAGTCACAGAGCCATCGCAAAGCGCAACCGTTGACGGGCGAAGGTCATTAACCAGCTTAACAGAGTCTTCGGATAGCTCCCCTGCTGCGCGGTATCCGGCCAGAACTTTGATTGTGGACGAAATGCCGTCACAAGTAAGCTGTAGCTGTTGCTCAGGTGTAAGCTTATTACCACCCGGTGTCGTGCAAGCAGACACAAAAAAAGCCGCTACAAGAGCGACCGTCATCAATATGTTTTTCATGGTCAATAACTTCCCTAATAACTCCATGACGCAGGGCGATATGCGTAGGGGTGGCCCTCGTCTATGTGAATGAAAGTCTTAGCAACCCCAATACCCTTAAAACGCATGTCGCTAATGGTGGTAAGTAGATCGTAACGCCTTGATTTGAGCGGAACGATATCCGCAGCCAGTCCGGCAGAATGCGCGCCGGGCCGCTTCTTGTTTTTCTCCACAGGGTGATTCCGGCACCGAAAGCCGCTTGTGATTTCCAGAGGCCCGACCTGATTACGAAGCTCTTGCAGCTTTGCCATAAACTCAGGCTTCATATCTGCACGACCACAGCCGCATTTACAGGTAAATTCAGAAGCAGAGAAGTTGGGGTAATCTGGCCAATTGATCATGTCGGCGTTTCCCCTGCGAGAATGGCATCTTTACGCGCTTCTGTGAGTAAACCAGCCGCGACAATTGCAGTCACACCAGAGAGCAAATCAGGGTGATCCAGCCAGATATCATCAGCCAGTAAAAGCCCGTCTTTCCAATCGGCAATATCAACATTTTGCATTGCCGCCCCGATAATCGCTCGGCGCTCGTTGTCCGTGAACAACCTCATGAAATCGCGTTTAGGGAGGGTTGGTGCGCTTCCCCGCTTTTTACGTCTTGCTACTGCCATTCTCTTAGCTCCACTGAAGATCCACACCGCGAATACGCTGCGCTTTGGTGTTGAGGGTTTCGATTTTCCATTTCACCGAAGTGCCGGAAGGTTGGGCTGAAATATCAACATCAAGAGCCGATAAGATCCGGCCTACAGGTGCCGAGAACTCTTCAACAAGCGTTCCTTGCGTCCACGTTGCCCCGTTATCTCTACTGACATATGCCTTGAGATCAGTGTTCAGCGTGATAGCGTCGATATCTTCCTGCCATATAAATAGGTCCATCTCCGTCGGGACTGTATCTGCTGCAAATGCCGCAGACTGAATAGTCATGTTTACCGCATCACCTGCCGCTAGAAGCTCAAACTCGTTTATGTGAAGATAAACATCGCCGTTTAAGGATGTGATGTATAGGCGGTATTTTGCGTAGTTCGCAGAGCCTATCAGTGTATACGAACGCTTTTGTTTGTCGGTCCAACCTGTCACATTTGTCTGAGTATCCAGGTCAACCCATGAAGATCCATTCCAACCCTGAAGCTTAAAATCTTTAGGGGCGCGGGTAAGGTTTGCGGCAGGCGGTCCGGTTACAGTGTAGCCACCAATAGCTGTAGCAATTCCAAAATCATACTCAATCCAGCCAGGAATATCATTAGCAAGAGAGACAAAATCATTCGTGCTGTTGTTATCAAAGGCTTTCCATGCTGAATATGAGGCATCGTATTCAGAAGAGGCCGAAGCCGTACCGGACGGAGCTGAGGCCCCTGTCATAGTAGGGATTGCATCCGTACCAACTGGCCCTATGCCTTCGTAATAATCACCCGCAGCGCTATATGACTGGTTCGTAGAGGCGCCAGTATCCACCCCACTTTCATCTGCAAAAACGTCTGTCACGCCATCATCTTTATTCTGAAGCGTGTAGTTGTTTTGCGCCATTTGGTTGAATTGGAGTAGGGCTATTGATTTGCGGGCTACTTGGTCGGTTGATGCGAGCGAAATACTAGGAGATAATTTTGCAGATGTGACCGCACCGTCATCTATTTCTGCTGTGCTGACGGTGTTTTTGCTTGCAAGCACCCCCAGTGCAGTCGACAGCCCCCCCTTATTAACCCACCCATCATTAGCTGCATTTCGCTGCCAAAGTGTATCTGTGTCTGGCTCTGCCCAATACATAAAGGGAACAGTTGCAGGCGGCTCATCATTCCCGGAGTTTTGTGTTAAGATCGCCATTAAGATCGAATTTATATCAGGCAGGAAATCAGATCCCGTCTGGTCGTCTATAATCAAGTCATTATGCTGTGCCATCAGGAAACCTCGTCAGCGTAAATGGTGCATTCGTTTATTGCTATGTTGGTGTTTTCGTCGCCAGATCTGAGTCGCAATTCAAAATCAAAAGCCCTCACGTTATGTTCTGAGCCGACTTCTTTTTTCCAGTCCGACCACACAGGAGAACCGCCGTTCGGGTCATCGTTTGTCGTCGTGATCCACAGGTCACATTCAACGTCGCCCGTCATGTCGCCAAGGATTGAGGGCCACGTTGATATCAATCCGCGCTTGGATATTTTATTGCTCTCGTCGTATCCCGTTACATCGACCTCAACGCGAAGCCTCACAGGCTTTACTGATCCCAGATCAATCCCAGACGCAAAGCGATATTTTCCCGTTTCTCTGATACCGCCGAGCGTATTAAAGGACTCAATCTCCGAAATTAGATCGACTTCCGAAATAAGCTGTTGCGATGACAGCCTCAGAGAGCCATTCCGCAGCACAGTGCCATCTTTTTCGCCAGACCAAGCGGGATGAGCTTGGACATATGTAAGCGGGCTATATGCAACCAACCCCGCCCCATCGGTCTCGACCTTGGCTGTCTCAGTGCTTCTTCTGCCGCCGCTATCTTCTGTTTTTAGAAGGTATGTACCCGCCCGCAATGGCAAAGCAACAGAACCAGCGGTTCCAGCAACAGGCTCACCGATAGAAACCGAATTTTCCCAAAGAGCTTCACTTAACGGCTTGGGTGAATGACGGATTAAGACGCGCCCGCCAAACACCACATCAAGCTCGCTTAGTGCTTTCCATGTGATGTAAGCCAGCCCGCCGATCTTTTGCAGATTAACCTCACTTAAAGGCTGTGGTGGTGCGGTCAGGCCATATATTTTGCCTATAAACTCGGCGTTCGAAGAAGACACCCCGAGAGCGTTATAAGCTATAACGCTTACATAAATATCACCACTATCAACATCCTGAACTGTCACCTTCGGGTTTTTATTTTTCGGGATAATTTTTAGAGACGACCCGTTGATTGAGAAAGCGTATTCGTATTCTAGGGGATACGGCCATTCCGTGACCGCTGTTTCAAAGGTAATTCTTGTTTTTAGACCACCCCCGGGCGACCTATATAATTCCTCAGTGACTGACGGAATGCCCGGTTGCGGAACATCAAACGGCGAAGGTAAATTACTGTCTGGCGCGGGATCGACAATTGTTTCCTCACCTGAGTTCCAGTCGTAAATTTCTGGCGCAGTTTCACGAAGAACCAAATCGATACCCAAAACAGGGACGCCGTTGGCCCCCTTTTCAGTTACCAGAGTTCTTTTTTCTACAAAGAAATACTTTTTGTCCCACCCGAAACGAGGCAGGGTAAGCATCACATTTTTGCCCGGCGTTACTTTCATTGCCCGTAACTTGCAAGGCAAATTAACCGTTATTTGTTGAGCGCCCTTTTCAAGAACTATCTTTGCGACCCGCTGCCCCTGACACGGGCAATCTGTAAAGTTCTGATCAAAGTCCTTATAGATAACTTTTCCGTTATCTCTCGCCTCATAAGTGGCGTTTCGGACAACAGGATAATCAGCGGGCTGATGGTCATTGTCAGGGCTGATATATTTACCCTTAACGGCATTAAATAGATCACGCCTTGTTGTCCTCGGGCTTACTTTGATCGGTCCTCGAAAATCATCTGCTGTTAGCTCTATGGTCGGCGGCTCCCACACACCGGGCTGGATATACCATGACCCGCCCGACGGAATTAGGTCGCCCGCGCAGCAAGTAAGCATGTTTTGTATTATTTCGCGTGGCTTTAAATTGCTCTCAAAGTCACCATTAAGCCGATAACGTCGCGTTCCAGACCGCTTAATCGACAAACTGCCAGTACCAGGGCTTGTTAACTGAATAGCAGAACCATTCGCCGTTGCAGAAAGCTTAATTCTTTTGTTTGAGAGAACGGAACAATAATAATCCGTCACCGCGTCAAGCGGGTCTGGCAGATCACCAGTACTGGACACTTTGACCACATCACCATCACGCAAGGCGTGTTTGTCAGTTACGAGCAAAACTTCTCTCGGCATCACGGTCATCGCCCCTGAGCCGCCAGAGATTTCAATCTTAGCGCCATTGAGCGCATCAGCTTCGCTTGCAGCAAAGGCTATCTTAGTGCCTGACGAGCGGATAATATAATAGTCAGTATCAACCAATAACGGGTCTGGCAGATCGCCAGTGCTGGCAACCCTAACCTTGTCCCCTGTTTCCAAACCAAGATCTGTACCAAGATTGACATATGATGTGGGGCCGTTGTTTTTTGTTACGTATGGCATTACGTCCAAGCCCCCGCGCCGCCGCCGTATCCACCGCCACCGCCATCGCCGCCCGGATGCCCGCCACTGCTACCACCTGAATTGCCACCGCCAGTTTCATTAAAGCCGCCGCCGCCATTAAAGTTATCAGAAGCAGAGCCGCCCTCTTCTCGTTGTCTTGGTGGTGGATCTTCCCAAACCGTTCTTAGGTCATATTCAAGTGAAAAGCTGGCTTCGGGCAACGCAACGGCGCGGCTCGTCCCTTCAATCGCCACAGTCTCATCACAGGCGTTAGCCCCAGCTATTACACTATCTTCTGGTAAGTTATAGTCATCAATATCAAGCCCGTAGAGCGGGTCTTTTAGGTAGTCAGCAATACAAAGCTGGGCATTGTCGCTCCACTGAACTTGACCCGTCCTAGGGTCTTGGACTTTTCGGCCCCTGATAAGGGCTGAAATCGTTGGTGCTCCGTTTGGAAATTTGTCCTGATTATATTTAAGACGAGCTACAATGTGGGCAACGCCTTGGCCTTTATGGTCCTCAGTCCAGTCTGGAAACGCCGCGACGAGATCAGGATCGGCTTGCTGATTTGGCCCACCCAAATGCTTATTAATCTTCACATATCCGGCGTATTTGCCAATAGCATTGCCGTTTTCGTCCAAAGGAACGATTTCCTCAGCAAAATAAACTTCCTTAATGCTATCAACTTCATGTCCGGCTAAAGCCAAAACCATGTAGAGGTAGCTTCCGCTTGTATCGACAAAAGGAAGCGAACCGCCTTTGCGAACCTCACCATAGACAACATCTCGCGATTGAACTGGTTCACGAAATGTCAATATTCTTGACGAGCCAAACTGCTTTTGTTTTGGTGCAGACGCCTTTTTACCAAACAGACCATTAGATACAGCCGAAAGCCCGAAGTTAAGAGCAGCGCCAAGCAGAGCCTTGGCTATAAGCGCACCAATGCTGGCTTTGGCTAATGCCCCGGCAACAGCAGCGACAGCAGCCGCAACAATTCCACCCACGTTACAGCCTCCATCCGGCAATAGCCCGAGAGAGCGGAATCAGTGATCCACCCTGCTTTATATCAACGATCAGAATATGAGAGCCAGTGACAACCCCAATGCCTTCACGGGCTTTAGGGCAATCGACAAGCGCAATATCTCCCCGCTGTAAAAAGGCTCTGTCAATCGGCTCTGAACCAAGCCGATCGGTGACCATATCCCCAAGGTCTTCATAGTTATTTTCTGCAAGAAAATTTAAAGCCCCGGCTGCGCTATCATAAGAACCCGCTACATCTTCACCGACCTTTCGACCTGTGGCCCGCTCGACCCAATCCAGACACATAATCGAGCAATCAGAAGCACCCCAGACGTGCTTTTTGCCCAGCCAATCCGCAACAAAACGATTTAGCTGGTTGGGCCAGTCTTCAAATCTCGTCATTTCCAGATGATTTCTTTGTTCTGTGTTGCGGTGACTTTTTCGAAAAACTTGTCTCCGGGGTACAAATCTTGCTGGTCTTCGTGGGTGTATCGGCGTTCGCGCGGCCTATCTAAATCAATAAGAATTGTCTCAGCCTGTATCGTGATCGAGCCAGTATCGCCATTGTCCTCAATGGTCGCCGTATCCATGCGCCCATCAGAAATTAGATAAGGATCGCCCGCCAATTGTCCGTATTCGTCAAGAACGCCAAGCCACAACCTTGACCGCCGACCTTGATAGTTCTCAGTCAAGACAATCCCCAGGTATTCAGATGGAATCCCGTTTAAACGATAAGCTTGGGTATTTGCTCTTAAATCATTGCCGTCTTGAGGGTTTGATATCTCACCCAGATTACCAATTCCGGTAAACGCTTTGCTTTGCCAGACTATTTCTCCGAGGCCCGTAAAAACTCGGACGGGCGTAGGATCAAAATCAAATTCAGCAAGAATAATGGGCGAGAAAACATCATTATCCTCAATATAGGAGAATGTGTCTTCAACGCTCATGGCACCACCTCGATACACTTGATAGAGATATTGTGATGGCCAATAACGTCAGAAGCCCATTCCGTTGTGTTTGGGGCAAGACGCCATAGACCAACAGCGCCAGAAGTTACAACAGGCTCATTGTCTGCCCTGCCTGTCCTAACCAAAGGCCAAATACCCACGGTTGCCTTGCCGTTTGCATCGGCATTGACCGCCTCAACGACACGATGCAGCCTTGCACTTGATCCGCTACCGATCTGGATAACATCACCACGTAACAGGTTGCCCGTTGAGTTAGCTGTTAAGCCTTTGATGTTGATTTCTCTGACCCCTACGGCGTGATTCCCATCGAGAACAGGCGTTCCAGTCGGTGTTCCAAGCGGCTCTGTTGCATCGGGGTCACCCATAAGAAACGTGCCCTCAGAGCTATTAAGACCCAACATAAAACCTTGCCAATCAGCAGCATGGACCCTCAGCATCGGTGGTAAATCAAATTCCGCTGTCCATTGTTGTCCTTGGCTTACCTGAACCTCTTGAGAGAAGGTGAAGGGGGACACATTCATGCCGACGGCTGAAAGTGGCTTCATCGAGAAATTACGAATGCCGGGTGTTGCTGGAAGAGTAAGGGGATACGAAACCATTAATACCCCCCCAGATAGCCGCTGCCACTTCGGTAGCTTTCTTCTTGAACCTGTTGAACAGCCCCTTCAATAATCAACGGCTCGCGTTCATCAAGTGCCTGTTTGATCTTTTGTTCTACTCCAACCTCCGCACCTCGGGCATCAATATTATAAACCACGCTATTGTTAGAGCTTGAGCGGTTGCTGTTGTTGATTGTCTGCATGGATTTCGAGATATCAGGTACACGAGGCACAGAGCCACCGACAAAACCACCATCTGCAAAAGCTGGGATATTTCCTGAATTAATAGCCTCAAGCAAAGGCAGATTCTTAGCTGTTGCCGCCGCATTCACAACGTATTCGCCGTTACTGACCGCCGCGAGGATTGAATCAGATCGTGGCCCACCCGGACCAACGATTTTACCGCCGTCAGCAAACTTGAATAGAGAGCCGATCCCTGACGTGAGGCTGCTAAAGAGGCCCCCAAAAATACCGCTACCGCCACCAGAACCACCGGAGCTAGACAAAACATCTTCAAGCTTCAAGCTTTCAGCTAGAATTTGCCCCAAAACATCAAGAGCAACCTTGCCCAATGCGTCCCAGCCATCTGCCGCAGCGGATAATGAACGCCCGATACCGTTTTCAAGGATATCGGCAAGCTCCTGCTCTGACTGTTTTTGACGCTCAACAGCTTCTTCGCGTTTTTTGAACGTCTCTTCTGCTTTGTCGAGTTCTTCTGAATGTCGCTCGTAAGCTTCTATCAGACGATTGATCTGCTCTTCTTCAAGGCCCAATGCCTCAAGGCGTTCACGGATAGCTTCTGAACCCTGCTCAATCTCTCGGGCTTGTTGGTATGCTTCGTAAGCTTCTTTGCCTTGGAGAAGCGCCTGAACTTCGCGCTCGATGTTAGCTATTTCTTGCTCAACATCTTTTACGGCTTTAGTTTGCTGCTCAAGTTCGGCGTCAGCTTCTTTTTTGTCCTGATCAGCTTTAGCTAACTCTTCTTTTTTCTTTCTAACATCAAAAAGAGCATTAGCGACCTTAAGAATTGACCCTGCCGACTTGTGATTAATATCAATACCTAGCTGATTAAGTTGATTATTAAGGAACTGCTGGCGTTCATTACGCTGCTCTTGCTCAAGCAGAAATTGCAGCTGCTCTCTTTTGCGCTTGATTGCCTCTGCTTCTTTTAGCTCTTCTTCTGTTGGGGGCTTTTCTTTAGTCGCTGTAGAAGTGATTGCAACAGCCCCACCCGGATGCTGCCCGCCCGTGAGCTTCGAGAGGTTGTTGATTGTTTCGATAATTTGCTTATTTAAGGAAACGACCTGCTTGTTGATTTGGTTAACAGCATCATTGCCGTCTACATCATTAAACCCTAGATCAAGAAGGTTGCTCTTGTGTTTTTCCAGCTCTTCCGTGGCTCGAATTTTGGCTTCTGCCGCTTTTCTTTGCAAACTATCAAGATCAAATTCGAGTTGTATCTGCAAGGGTGATTTATTTAGGTCACCCCGAAGTGATGATACAATATCTTGAAGCTTTTGAAGCTCCCGCCTTTTCTCTTCAACGTCCCCACCAAAGAAGCTGATCTTTTCCGAGATGCTTATTTCTTTTTTTAGATCGGCGATTTCAGACGAAAGGCTCGAAATTGACTGCTCTGCATCCTCAAGCCCCGCGTCTTCAATGAAATCAGAAAAACCGCTAACAGCTTTAGCAAACCCCTTAGAGAACCCCGTTGCCCTATCCATTGTGGAAATCAGACGCAAGAAGGCATTATCAAGCTGGGTTAATGCCTCGGCTCCTGTTTTCTCGATCTTGTCGAACTCTTCTTGCAGTGCCTGTGATTGCGTAGATAGAGCATTGACTATCTTGTCCGCGGTTAATGATCCCTCAGCCCCGAGAGCGCGAAGTTCACCAACAGAAACGCCCAAGCCATCAGCAAGGGCTTTTGCTAACCGGGGAGCGTTTTCCAGAATAGAACGAAGCTCGTCACCTTGAAGCCTGTCAGATTGCAAAGCTTGCCCGAACTGCTGGACAGCCGCCGCAGCTTCCTGAACACCACCGCCAGATATACGGCTGGCCTGATTAACAATCGTCGTTAGCTCAATAAGCTTGGATTGAGAGAGGTTTAATTCTTCCGTACTTCTCGCAACTCTCGAATAAAGATCCGCAGTGCTTTCAAAGCTGGACCTTGTATTCTGAGCTACAGAAAACAAGCTATTTTGTGTGGCAGTCAGTTCAGCAGTGCCGTTTGTTACAAGCTTTAACCTGTTTTCCGTCTGCTTCCAGGCTTCCGCATAGCGATAGATTTGCTGGACAGATAAGGCCCCTGCAACAGCACCCAACGCAGGAACAACGGCACCAGATAGAACCCGACCCAATCCAGCAAACTGGCTATTCGTCCGCGCAACCGTCTGGTCCATCTTACGAGTGAATTTCTCGCCTGACTGCTCGGCTCTCTTAAGCTCACGACGCAACCCTTCGGTCTTCGCCTCGATCTGCCATATAAGCCGTTCAATTTCACTCATATCACGTTTGCTCGTTCAAGTTTTTGACGGAACTGTGCGAAATCCTCTTCGCTATCCGACTTGTCATCAGGCGAGTTGGATTTTGTCCTTTCCTCGAGTGAGGCAAAGAACTCGTGCGGTGTGGATTTCCAGAAGACGTTAGGGGACCAACCAAGCACCCCTGATGCGATACCGAGATAGCGACGAAAAGGGATTACTTCGAACTCTTCGCCGCTTTCGCGTTTCCCTCAGCACTCTTTGCCTGACCACCAGTAATGGCATAGTCAAAGAACAATCTGACAGGTGTTTGAACACCCTCAGAGAGAACCCCAGAAGCCACAACCATCGGGCCAACTGCACCAAAGGTTGCTGGCTCACCCGCAGCATTAAGCCCATGGGTAATGATCGAAGTAATCTCTGTTAACGTGAAGTCACTCGCGTAAACTTTACGGGCCAGAGCAACAATACCCATGCCTGTTTCCGCTTCGATCTTACAAAGGCACTCAAAGGACGGAACAAGCTTATACTTATTGCCGTCCAAAGTTATCGGAACTTCGCCCCTGATTTTATTTACCATCAGGAATAAGTAGGCTGACCAGCATTTTGAAGGGTAACGCTGTATTCGGTAGCCCCATCATTTGCCCCACCAATATCAAGCTGTGTGATTGAGAACGCGCCAGCGTACTTATTGCCAGAATCATTCAGAATCAGTTCACAATTCACATTCGTTCCAGCTTCCCAATGAGCGCGAAGGATTTGCAGCCCGTTCGTGTCGGGCCACACAGCAAAACCGGACGAAGTGACCGTCATATTCCGGGTGCCGGGCAACGTCGAACCCCAACCGCCTGTCGTCTTGTCCGACACATCAACCGCATTTGCTGCGCCGCTCATGCGAGTGTCTTTTTGACCAGACAAGTCATTGAATGCTTCTGGGTCAGCGCCATCACCAACCTTTAAGATGACCTTAACGCCACTCTCTTTAGCCATTTTCCTTACTCCATAAAAAAAAGCCGCTCAAAAGCGGCTGGAATTAACCTTGAACAAAAATTCTAAATCGTTGCACACCGTGATAGGTATGCCCGTCTGGCTCTCGGATCGTATCGCCAAACACCCAACGGATTTCACGAACATCAAAGCCCGTTACAGTAAGAGGTTGCTTGTGAAGACTTGCGTAAATCTGCGCTCCAAGCTCCTTGACTTCTTTGCGTCCGGCATAGTCAGACCACGCGTGTATCGTCAGCGTTATTTGCTGTCCGTCATCCGTTTTTGTACTGTCGTCGGTCGCAGTATCATCGCCTATCGTGACATAAGGGGCCTGTGCTTCTGGCGGCACATTATCATAGACGTTCACTGATAAATCTGCGCTCAACTTGGCGTAGATAGCCTCCTGAACCTTCCATGACGCATCAGCCATTACGAACCATCCTCTTAACAGCTTTATTTACAGCATCACCGACACGCCTACGGTTTTCTTTACGATTAATCTCTGCGGCTGGCGTCATAAATGGTCTTGCTGGTGTACCAGGGTGCTGCCCGCCACTACCAACTCTAATTTGCTTACCCTTAACGAATGACCGCCGCTTTAAGCTGTGTGGCTTTGTGCCGTACTCAACCCACGCAGGCTCATAATCAACATCGTTTCGTTTAAGCTGTGATTTCGTCCGAAACCCCATCACAACTTTAAAACCGTTGGATTGAATACCTATGGCCTGTTTATCAGCAAGTGCACGCTTCAATTCAGGATAAGGCGCTCTTTTAATGGCATCAGCCTGAACCGTCTGAGCCGCTTCAACCAAAGCCTCTTTAACTTCTTTGGTAATTTCTTCTGGCGCACGTTGCAGCAAACGGCGCAGTTTCGCAGCCTGTCGCCTGTTGTGAGCCTTAGCACTCATGTCGCAGCCCCTAATTCAGCATTGAAAAACAAATACCTTTCGCTGCTATCACCTTCTAAAATCTCTCTGATATTCAGGATTTTTGATCCCCAAACAACGCGCCAAGAGGATGAAATACCACGGCTGCGGATTTTAATTCGATATAGTGTTGTCGATGCTTCTTTGTCGGCTGTGATTTGCTCGCGACCAGAGAGGGGCTTTACATTGGCCCATACTTTGGCGACCTCTCCCCAAGTTTCAGTTTGACCTCCACCGCCATCACTAACGAGTGACAATTCTTGCAAGGAAATCCGCTCCCGAAGCCGTCCCTTATTCATGCCAGCTCCCACACCCGATAAGGACTTAACATATTCTCGGCTGTGGTCAGGATACTGCTATCAACCTCGTCAAAATAGTATGTAATCAAAAGCAATATTGCATGTTTGATATCATCTGGAACCTTAGACGAATCACCATAGCCCGCAGTGTATTCAATACGAATGCGATCAAGACTTTTAGTGCTATCAAGATCAGGCCATGACTGATTAGGGGCCAGCTTTACGAAAGCCTGTCCGAAACGCTCTCCAACCTCGTAAACAGAAGCAGCGAGTGTCTGCTCTACTCCGTCAACATCGTCATACTTAACAGAATTAACAACACCAAGCGGGGGCATCTGCAACCAGATACAATCCAGCCAGCAATCAAGTGTCGCTGTATAGGTTCTGGTCACCAAAGCCCGCCCCAGAATTGTCTCAGCATGGGCTGTAGCCGCCGCAATATGAGATGTGATAAGCGCATCAGCGTCGGCTGTGTCCTCCATGGACAATTGACGCTTTGCTTCTGCGAGAGAAACAGGCTTGTCCGCTGCTGGTGTTGTTATGGTGAGTGACATGGTTATTTTTTGACCGCGCCAACGCTTATTGCCGCATCCAGAAGGTCTTTAGGGCAATCATCACCCTTTGCAAAATCCGTTGGGTATGGATTTCCACCAGTTGCACCCTTGAATGCCTTTTCAAACTTCTTTCCGCTTTTTTCCGATTCAAAACGGCTGTCCTGAGTCTTCTTTTCTGTCTTCTCAGGGGCTTCTTTTTTAGTGTTACTCATAATGATCACCTATAAAAAAGGGGCGCAGACTGGTCCACGCCCCATCATTAAAAATAAGCCAATTAAGCCGCGATTTTGTGGTAGCGCATCCACTCAGGATTCCACAAACCACCGCCTACACGCTTGGTTGTGTAGAACATGGTGTAAGGCTTATTGGTGTACGGGTCGCGAAGCAAACGAACCCCCCGACGATCAAAGATGCGATAAGTTTGCTTCATATCGCCGTAAAGCACTGGAATTGCGTTAGCCGCAATATCCGGCAATCCAGACAATTCACGCATAGCTTGCCCAGCCACAGTCTGGGGTCGGTCTGCCGCATACGAGGGTTGCCACAAATAATTACCGTCGCCATCTTTAAGTTTACGGATTGCGGCGATTGTGTTGCGGTTCGCAAAATAACCCGTATCCCTTGATGTGCGGCGGGTTGAAATTGCGTATTTTAAAGAAATCAAACCATCTGCTGTGATTTGAGAGGCGTGACCAGAATTAACCTCAGCAATCGGGCCAAGAGGATGCCGATCAGCAGCAGCCAAAGCGCCTTCAATGGTTGAGGTATATTGTGTTATGCCTTTTGGCTTCTTAACCCCATCACCGCTTACAAACGCAATGCCTTCTTGCGTCGCAAATTCATCTTCAATTTCACTTGAAATCCACGCAGCAATATCAGTTTCTGAATCTTCAAGAACATAATCTGTTGCTGCTGGATTTGCGTAAACTTCCCCGAAAGAAAATTCGTAATCCGCGAAAGCAGAGCCGTGAGTCGCATCCCGCTGCTCGGTTTCGCCGACCCACCCGGATGATGTGCCGCGCAAATTATAAAGATGCTTAAAGCCCGCGCCCGTTACTGGGACTGCCGTTGCGTACATACGCATTTCGGAAGCATCTTTAAGTTTGTCAGTAATCTGACGGTCCCATTCGACAGGTGCCGTTAGCCCTCGCTCCACATCATTTGTAGCTGCGAGAGGGGCCATAACGCCACCTGGGCGATTAGCTGCTTTCAGTTCTTTTTCAAGGGCCTCACCGCCATTGCGGAACCAGTCATTGAACTTGTCGTTATACGCCTTAACTTCTGGTGCGATCTCTTCTTGATCTCGGACAGGATCAAACTGCAATGCCGCCATTTTCTTGGCGTTTTCATCGACGGTCGCTTGAAGTTCATTCAGCGCTGCGTTGATGCGATCAAGCTTTTCAACGTCGATCACATCAGCAACGCCTTTTTTTACTTCGGCTTTGATGATTTCTTCATTTGTTGCCTTAAATTCAGCAAAGGCTTTTTGAACCGCCTCTACAGCAGCTTTAGGGTCGGTGGCATCTGCGCGCACAGCCATAAAGCCACGCGGACCGCGTGTTTTATCTAGCGTCTTCATGATATTTTCCTATGTTTATCGGATTGAATTAGCCAAGTTCATTAGGCTTAGGGATATATCGTCAGCGCAGGGCGTAACGGTTACAGTAGCGCCGAGCTTACTGCCTTTAACATCACCCAGAAGCGCGCGGCGTTCTGAGCGAGTCATGTCTGGTTTATGCGCTCGAAGCGCGTTGTCTAATTTGATTGAGGCTCTAATTGCCTTTGCATCTAGGGCTTGTGTTTCGTCTTGTTCAATCTGGTCGCTTTCCAGAAGTGAAGTAGCCAAGCCAGCCTCTACAGCTTCCTTGCCATTAAAATACGTCTCGTTATCCATCCACTCGGACGTTACCTCAACACTCTCGCCCGACCTCTTTGCGTAAAGCTCTGCCATCGCGGTATCGAACGGCTCCAAAGTGTCAGCAGCCCCTCTTAAATCGTGGCGATTTCCAACAAAGACAGACCAAGCATTATGGATCATTAAGAACCCGCTCTCACTGATCTCAATATCATCACCGGCCATTGCAATCACAGATGCAGCGGATGCAGCGATACCGAGGATTTTAACCGTAACTCGCCCCTTATGTTCCCGAAGCATGTTGTAAATCGTGATGCCCTCAAAGAAGTCGCCACCAGGGGAATTTAATTCAACAGTAATATCTTGCTCACCGATACTGCGAAGGGCTGCGCTAATCCGCTTTGCTGTTACGCCTCCACCAGAAAAAGGATCGTCGCCAATCACATCGAGCATCGTAATTGTCGTGTTGTCACTGTCAGCCGCTTTTACAGCAGGGTTCCAACCGTCAATAGCTTCGTCTTTCATGATCCAGCCACGAACAATAGAGCTATCAAAAGCCTTTATTTCAGGAAGTTTTTTAAGACTCATTGTCTTTATCTCCGTTCTGCTTTCCTGCGGTGTTTGGCGGCTCATAGAAACGGTCACCACCCTCTCTTGGTGGCAGACCCTCTGAGCGGCGTACCTCATTCGGGCTACGATAACCCCATTGCAGAGATTTTGCGTTTGCCTCAGACCGGGCTGCAATATCGCCACGTAACAGTTTTGACGAATCAACCTCTGCAACTAAATCCATACGATTAGACAGCAGGTCGCGCTCGGTGGCCCCCGTCCAGGTCTCGAACCAATCATTGAGGGTGTAATTCACAAACCCCATTGATTGCTGCTCGATGCCAGAACCCCATGAAGTTGATGTTTCAGTGAACCCGATCATATGCGGAGGAACGCCAAAGAACATGGCTATCTCTATGACTGAGAACTTTTTATTTTCAACAAATTCAGCATCTTCGAAGGTCATCCCGAGAGACTTGTATTTCATATCCTCTTCGAGAATGAGGGTCTTACCCGCGTTCTTTGACCCTCGATATTTTTCTAAACCATCACGAAGTCGCTTTTGCGCGTCTGGCCCCATTGATTTAGGATGCTCTAGCACAGCGCCTAGATTAGTTCCGTTCTTGAATGTTGATGACCCATGATCTGATGCGGCCTTTGAAAAGCCTATCGCCTCTCTAGCGTACTGGATTACAGATAATCCCTTAACCCCATCCAGTGACATGCCTCGTAGGTGGAAGATATCATCCTGTGCGAACTCAACTTTCGTCCCATCACGGCGTGTGTATGTGTACTTAAGCGAAAGATCGTTCTCTTGCTTAACTTCTGTCTGGCTAGGAGGCATTGGGATTAAAGAAACTATTTTACTCCCAGAGCGCACTTTGTAAGCGTAGCCATTACCCCGCAGCAAAACACACATTTGCAGATATTTTCTAAACTCTTGCGCCGTCTGCCAACCATTTGGCTTGCGATTTATAAGGACTGAAATAGGGTTTTTGTAATCAACCTTTAACGTCTCTTCATCCTTAATTCGAATAGGGACGGTCCCGATGACACCACACAGTAAATTTACACAGCGAAAAACCGTAGAAACCTGTAAGCTTTCGGACTCCCCCACTGCCACGCCAGAAGCGGTTTCTTTGCCGGAGCGCATATAATCTGCAAGCTCTTGCGAAGACGTCACATTACTTAAATCGTACGTCTGGCCCATCGCTTGAGGCGTGTTTTCTTCTTTGGCCGGTACTTGATCGCCCCGGAACCAATCCCTAAAACCCATTTTGCCTCACATCACAAGTAAGCCGCGCTCTTCATAAACAGAGTCAGCACCATTCAATTGCCCAGCCTTAGCCGCGCCAATTCCCATCGCTAAAGCCACAGCACCATCAATCCGGCCTGTTGCTTTTCGCTTGTCAAAAACTTTATTACCCACACCGCTTGGATCTTCCCGGGCCACAACAGAAGACACATTCCAACGCAGGACCGGATTAATCGGCGTTACAAAACGCTCTTCAATGATTGCGTTTTCAAACTCTTCAATAGATCCCGGCATCCAGAGCGGGTTTTCTTTAGGCTTCCCATGTTCATCGAGAATATGATCGCCGCGAACGTCTTTTAACGCCCCGCCACGCCTGAACCCTTGTGGGTGTTCAATCATCGGCGGCTCAATACCTAAATCTGCGAAATCGTCTTCAAGTTCTTTAAATCTGTATCGATCATAAGCAACGGCTTGTAGGTCAAAATCTTCCATCACCTCACCAAGCCGCGAACCAATTGATTCCAATTTAACAATCTTGCCGTCAGTCGCGTTTAAGTAACCTTGCTCGACCCATTGAGGGTAAGGCACCCGGTCTTGATCTGCCCGATGCTTCATTGTTGCGCCCGGCGTCCAGAACTCAACAAAGCAGTGGTATTCATCTTCAACAGCAAAGACCAAAGCCAGTGCCGTTAAATCCTTTGAGTAAGACAAATCCAGACCAGCCCAGCATGGCTTTCCGATATAATCAGATAGCTGAACATCTTTTTCACATGCATCCCACGCCTGCTTTGATACCCAAGCACTTTCAGCATCAGTCCATCGGCAAAAGTTCAATCGAAGAACCGTATTTTGTTTCCCTGGCATCGCTCTTGCCGCAGCGACTTGGGAGCGTAAATAATCCTCTTTAATCGTAATCCCTAAAGTCGGGTTAGCTTTCGCCCAGCAGCTTTCGTCCGTAAAGGGGTCATCATCGTCATCAAGCGCGGCAATATAAGTAAAGAAATCGTCATCGATAACATCACCCTTACAAACCCGCGCACCGTGTTCGTGTTGTTCCCAACAAACCGTTGTTCTGTCTGACCCGCTATTCGTGATCATAAACAACAGCGGTTGTTCGCGACCTTTAAAACCAGCCTCAAGCATTTCCAGACAGGTTCTGTCCTTGTGCTCGTGAAGCTCGTCAACCAAAGCGCAGTATGGTCGCGGCCCTGACTGTCCGTTGTCGTTCGATATAGCCTTAAAAAATGATTCCGTTGGCAAGTGCGACAATTGCCAAACCGGATTGCCACCCGATCTGGTTAATCTGTTACTCAGGTTAGGCGAAGCATTGACCATCGAAACCGCATCGCGAAACAGGATCATTGCTTGATCTTTTTTTGTTGCCGCCGCGTAAATCTCTGCCCGCTGCTCTTTATCAGCGGTCATCATGTAAAGACCAATACCCGCAGCCAGTGGCGACTTACCTGATCCCTTCCCCGTTTCTATATAAGCAGTTCGAAAGCGACGATTTCCATTGTCCTTCTTCCAGCCAAATAATGACCCGACACAAAAGGCTTGCCAGTCAGCCAGTTCAAAAGGGACAACCTCCCCAAGCCTGAAATCGAGAACCGTCAGGACAACCCGAAAGTAATCAATCACCCTTGCAGCGGCTTCATAGTCAAACCACAAACCCCGCTTATGCCCGTTTTGCAAATCATCCAAGTGGCGCCTGCAAGCCCCTCTAACATGTGGGCCAGCCGGAAAATCACCGTCAACAACACCTTGCGCGTATGCAGTCGCCCGATCAGTTAAAGAAGCTGTCTGCCGGGTCTCTCGTTTTGCCATCAGGTATTGTTATCTTTGTCCTGTCTGCGGGCGTTCCGCCCATCGCCGAGATACACATTCTAAGTTGGTTTATTTCAGCGTTCGTCATCTCTTCGCGATTAATCAGCTTGCACCGAAGCACACAGGCGATTTCCATCAAAACCCGATCAGAAGCAGCAAGCCATGGGAAATCTTTTTTAAACCCCTCCCAGATACCGCGTTCGTCATCGTTCATAAATTCGGACGGCTCACCGAGCGGTACAATTCCATCAGGCTCGGACCTGTTTTCGAACCGACCTTTGTTTTTCCGGTCCTGTCCCGTTGCCCGCGCCTTAGCTAACGGCGTTCTGTGGTTGGGCATTACCTAAATCCCGAAAATCTGAACTGTGGCGCTGAAAATGTAACTCCCCTCGGCGGTCCCTTACCCTAGACCCCTAGACTTTTACCCCTCCCCCCCTATAGGAAGGCTCAGGATAAGCATCTTTAATCATCAATGAGGTGTAAGGCACTGGAGTAAATCAAGCGCATCAGTGAGCTTTAAAATCGCTTTGTTTTGTTAAACGGATGCGCCCCATCAACGGGCCAGCCATCAGAGCCAATCTCGTTAGAGTAACCACGCTTCTCATCGGCTTGCTTGGTGCTGTTGTGGCATGGGCTACACAATGCCTGATGATTGTCAGTATCCCAGAATAACTTGTTGCAACCTTTGTGCGGTTCGATGTGATCCACTACGTTCGCACTGGCGATGATACCCTTGGCCTTGCACTTCACGCACAGCGGGTTAGCAGCTAAGAACTCCTTGCGATACTTGCGCCAGCGGTTGTCATAGCCACGCTCTCGTGAACTACCGCGCTTGCGGTCTATCTCTTTCCAGTTCTTTTTAGCCATGATCCCCAACGCAAAAAGCCCCACCGAGAGGCAGGGCTTTGGTCGCACGTTTTAGAAACTATCTGAAATGTATCACTCAGCCCCGAACCTGTCAACAGAGCATGAACATAAAGAGATTAAAAAGGGAACAGTCACTCGTCTCAAACAATCACAAATCATGGATGCGAATCCCGTATGGGTCGCCACTTCGGCACTTATTGCAAAATTTTTCTTTTTATTACAACCACTTAAAAAAGTGTGTCCCGTTTTGTAGGTCGGTGTGTCCCGTTTTCATCACGCCCTCGGCATCCCATAATGATCCGCTAAAAAATCCAGTGACAAAGACAGCCCATACATACCGCCGTCACGCCCTCGTCCAACTCGTTTAGTATGCTCTGCAACTTTAACTTCATGCAAGCACACATCAACAATCAATGACTGCGCCGAATACGGCAAAGACCTCAAAGCCCTGACAAAACTACTCCAGCACAACGCCTGATGCTCTGACATTTCCCGCTTGGCCCCACCACCATCAACACGCACAGTCATGCCCACGACCTGCACAGGCGAACGCCCCGCGCTGTACCACGTCTGATACAGCCTATCACCAGCCTCCCATTGGCGATGTGTAATATTCCCCCGCACTCTGTACCGATCTATCAACCGCTGATCTGTGACACGATGCGCGAACACTCCGGCTTGCTCTGTGAGAATGCCGCTCTCGATAACCCTGCCCTGTTTACGCTGCCACTTGATGAGGCGATCTTCGCTTGCTTTGGTCATGCGCTTACTTCCCCTCCAGCAGTCCGACGCCACCAAACAAAGCGGCAGCAAGAAAAATGAATGTTGTAAAATCCCAATCATCCAGCCTTGAAAAATAAATCCCCACCGCGGCAAGAATTAATACTACGAGAGCCTTACCAATCATGATCATTTAGCCCTCCGCTTTCATCAACTCGCCAAAGCTATGCAATTCGGTGTATTGCTTGATCTTGCAAAAAGCTTGATGAACTTCCACCGGGTCAACACCATGATTCCTAGTAATAAAAACAAATAGATCTTTCAGCATCTCCATACGTATTTCATCGCTTTCAGCCCCAACCCAGTCGCGCCGACAAACCCCATTGCAATTAGTCAATCTCGCCTGTTCTTTCGTTTCCTTGTCGTTCCAGTCAATAACTTCCACGGGGCCCGTTTTCTTGCGCCATAAAATTTTTGCGTTTTTTATATCGATCATTGTTACCCCCAAATCCCGTGTTCAATTTCGATGCCGTTTTCCTTAAAAGCGATATCATCAAACTTAGGCTTATCCTCTTCCGGCAACTTCCTTCTGCGCTGAATATATTTCATCAGGTTCTCGTGCCCACCTTCCCGTTCAAGCTTGGTTACGAGCTTGGCTTCTGCAATCTGCCTTGGCGTTTTTAAATCTCCGCTCTCAAGCTTCTTAACCATCCCATCCATCCAATCCACGTCATAACGCATCATCGAACATTGCTGGATCAAGGCTGTCCCGCATTCCAAACCAGCCCTTTTAAGCCACGCCTTAACCGCCCCTTCTGCATCCGTCCGTTTCAGATATTTGATCCCCTTTGCCATACTCACTAATTGAGAAAAAGTTGGGCTATCTACCCCTTTTGGCAATTCGATCTCATTTTCCGAAATTCCCCCTTTACCCTCTTCTTTTGTTATCTTGTTATCATTGTTGTTTGTGGTCGCTTGCTGGTCGCTTGCTGGTCGCTTGCTGGTCGCTTGCTGGTCACTTTGTTGGTCGCTTGGTTCTTTTTTATCTTGATATTTCTCGTAATTGTTTATTGTTATCAATGAGTAAGAGCTACTCGGCTCGATGGTCACATCGTTGGTCATTTTAAGGTTTTTAAGGGCAGTTCTGATGGATCTCTCTGAAATCAATAATTCTTGAGAAAGGGCCTTTCTTCCGGTGATTAATTGACCCCTTTTCACAGTCACGCCACGCCACTTTTTAGGCTCGTGATTTGCTTTCAAAAGAAGGTGCATAAACACGCGAAAAGTATTCGCGTCGGTATACCATTCCCACTCCACCATACGTCTATGGACACACACCCAACCATTGATCATGCCGCATATCCTTCCTTAGCCAAATTTCCAAATCTCATGTACTGTAATTGCGCCGATAGCCCCACTGTGCCGACCCTGCCCGCTCTGTTCTTACTGATAATCAAATCAGCCTTGCCGTAAGACGCTTCCTTACGAGCTTCCCAAGCCTCAATTGCCTTTAAGTCGCTGTTGTTCTGTGGCTTCTCTCGCTCTGCGTAGTATTCATCACGGTACAGAAAAGCGACTATATCGGCATCTTGTTCTATAGACCCTGATTCACGTAAATCAGATAGCTGGGGGCGCTTGTCTTCCCGTTGCTCAACAGCCCTAGAAAGCTGTGACAAGGCCAGCACAGGTATATCTAGATCACGGGCTATGGCCTTGAGTGTATTACTTATCTTGGTGACTTCCTGAACCTTGCTCTCGGCTCTGGCAGATAAAAGCTGTAGGTAATCCACAATTATGAGCTTGATGTTGTGCTTCCGCTTCATCCATCTGGCTTTTGCCGCCAGCTTTTCCACAGGAAATCCCGCCGAATTTTCATCAATGATTATGGGGAGATTTTCTATCTGCCTATAAGCATTTCGACACCGTATAAATTCATCCTCGTTAAGTCGCCCTTGGTTGATACACTCGGAATCAACCGTGGCGAGGTCAGCCGCCATTCGGTCATGTAGCATTTCAGGAGACATTTCGAGCGAAAACACTCCGACGGGTATACCGTCTGATGCGATCTTCCGCGCCATATTAATGGCAAGAGCGGTTTTCCCCATAGATGGCCTTGCCGCAAGAATGATAAGGTGTGTTTGGCATAAGCCACCCATCCGGCGATCTACATCAATAAAACCTGTTGATAGCCCCCGTATCTCACCACCTCGCTTGTATGCTTCCTCAAGACTCTTGAAGGCGCTTTGGGCAACTTCCTTTGTGGATCGTTGCTTTTTCTCGGTGCCCTTCTCAATTATCGAATATAAACGCCCCTCAAGCCCTTCTATTACGTCGCGGCCCGTCTCTTCTAGATCTATAGATAAAGCCCTTTCGGTGGCTTCTTGTGCTGCCCTGATTGCCTCGCGGCGCAAGTGCAAATCTTCAAGTTGTTCCGCATAATCTTTAATATTGATAACAGTAACCAAAAACGACTGTAATTCACCCAGATAAGCTCTAACATCAATATCGGTCAATAAAGGGTGCTGGTTAAAGTAGTTTGTCAGAGTAACGGCGTTTGCTTGCTTTCCGGCGTTTATCAAATCAGTGATAACCTGATAAATATCTGCGTGGATTTGAAAGTGAAAATGTTCAACGCGCACAGTGTCGGACACATAGTAATAGGCTTTATTGCTCGCCATTAAAGCGGCAATAAACGCCATTTCAATCTCTTCGTTATGAGGTAGTTCATTTGGATGCATCACCACCCCCAAGCATACGCTCTATCAAGTTAGCCTCAGCCTCGGCCCTGTGAGCCGCGCAACCAAGCGCGGCCCTTTCATGTTTTGTCAGGAAGTGTTTGAGCCGTTCCTTGGTTTCCCGAAGCTCTTTGGCTGTCTTCCTGTACCGATAAACTCGAATATCTAGTGCCATGGAATAAGCGCCTTTCCTTCGAGACTTTTAAGGGTGTCGCGGTACAGGGAAGCCGCCTCATATAGATTCCTCAAAGCTTCCTCGTTGTTGTTGCCGAATGCCTGTATACTGGCCTCAGTCATCAAGCGCTCAGCCTTTGGGAACGTCGCACCAGCTTCACCCCATGTCAGACTTAATGGTGTCAGCCGCTTACTCTCGGCAAGTGTTGACCGGATAAGCTCTCTGAGTTCTGCGCGGATATTGTTTTGCTTTGCTCGGTGATAGCTCTGCGCCTCGTCCCACCGCTCTATAGGCGTCTTTGTGTGTTCCGGTTTCTTGACTGGCTTTTTGCGTGTGTGAGCACGTACTGCGACGGGCGCTTGTCCGGTCATCCAGTCATAAACCCAATTCGTCACCTGAACGGCAAATTCTGGGGATAACCACTGCGCTAGATGAAGGGCGACTTTAGGATGAACCCATGTGCCTTGTTCGGCTGGGCGACCACCGCGCTTAATCTGGATTAGGTCCGTTATGGGATTTCCCATATCGTTACTGAGGGCGCAAAGATACTCGTTTGTAGAGGATAGGCGTCTGTAGTCAGCGAGTAGTTTATCAGCAGCGTTACACATAGCTGTCGCGCTGATAAACCCATCGCTTGAACGTTGGTTAATTACAGATGAATTTATGGTATGTGGAATTAAATTGGTCATTTTAAGCCCTCTTTTCGGCTGTTGAGCAACCGACACCAAAGAGCTTCTAACGACCCACTGGTGGCGGGAGGTTTAGAACCTGAAAAGAGACAGGCGGGTTTATTCCCCCGAAGGGTATTGTATTCACCGCCCTCCCACCGAAGTGAGACACCCAAATTTTGGGCACAAAAAATCCACACTTTCGGGGTGGGTATCCGCTCTTTTAAAGGTTCTAACGCCTCAAGAGGAAGACTACGCCCGATGTATATTTTTGTCAATAATGAAGAAAGTTCTGGACTCTGGTAGAGTCTATTTTGAAAACTTCCCGCTAAGGGGGAGTAAGAAAAATGGTCGAATTTGTTATTACTGCCATATTTATTGGCATCGTTATTTACGTTCTCAATGATCTCTTTGGTGGTAAAGAAAGTAACTACAGCCCGAGAAGCAGCCGTGATGAGTATAATTACAAAGGCCAAGTAAGTAGCCCCAAAACTATTGTCAACCAAGGCATGGCACCTAATAACGGCAAAGAGATTTTTAACAGTATCCCTATGCAAAGCATTGCTCGAGTTAGCGCAATTCCGGTAAGTGAAGACAGGGAGATTACCGACAATCAGCGAAATGCAATTATTGAACTTAGAATAAGACCTGATAATCTCACGTTTAGCGATGCTCATGTAATATTGAATCTTAGAGCAGTTATAAGGATACTGATCGAAAGAGTTGAGAATAAACGGACCAACGCCTTGGGGTGGTATGAAGTCGATGCCGCAATCGCATTGTGCGCGCAAGTCGCTGTTACTGAGCCAGCAATCCTTGATTATTGCAGCGACCCCAAGACGACACAGGGCGTAAAAAGTGAGCGCCTCCCCTCTGGTGAAGCCAAGAAGGCCCTTGAGGCGATTGCAGGAAGGTCTTACACCAACATTTCGAAATTGGCGGGGTATAGTTAAACCCCCACCTGTAAAGGATTCCTTGACAACTGCGGTCATATCAATATCCCCGTACTTAACCCTGACACATTAGTTTCTTCTGTATCGCATTCTGGGGTGTATGGGTTGTCTGCTCCCTGCCATGCAGGGGTTAATTTACAATCGCCACAGATACGCATTCCGACCCATTCGCTCTTAAATGTCTTCTGACAGGAAAGGCATTTGCGCTTTTTAACGGCCTCGGATAGCGGCTTAGAATGCTGACTGGTTTTTCGTGAATACCGCTCAACCTCAACCACGTCAGCGGGATTTGCCTTAAGCACAACATAGCGAGAACGATGATTGCCGAGGCACTGTATAAGACCTTTCGCCACCAGCTCCTGTATATGCCTAGGGAAAGACGAAATATCAGCCATGCCGCTTTTATTCTTAAGCTCGGTATATGAAATCTCATGACCAGGAGCGTCAACGAGAGCAGCGAAAACTTTATAGGGCGTAGGTGTTAGTTGTATCTCAGTCATCAAATCACCCCCGTAACAAGACTGGACACGCCGAAGCCGTCACCGTCGCCTGTGGGTGTGAATTGGTTGTCATCGGTCCATGCCCGGCTTGTTTTACACGCCTTGCAAATACGCTCCCCCGGCCATTCGCTCTTGAACTCGGTGCGGCACTTTAGGCACTTACGGCTTTTCTCTTGGCCCTTGTATTTGTTGGATTTCGGCTTGGCAGTGTTTAAAGGAATATGAATGCGGTCCACTTGAACAGGTCCTATCTGTACCTCATCGAGGCGCTTATTCGCGTGAACCGTTTTGTTTTTGGTCCCGCCTGTTTTCGAGATCAACCCGGCTTGACTTAGGAAGCATATTGAATTGCAAAATGCAGTTCTTGATTTCCCACTTAATTCCGCAAGCTTTTTATATCGAATTTGTCCGAGCGGAGCCTCGGTAATTAGCTTGAATAGATTGTATTCCGATCTGCGGAGGTTTGTTTTCTCAGTCATTCGGCTGCCTCCACCTCATCAACATCAAGAACAATGCAGCCAAACTCAATTGAGGTGCCGTCATCATTCCAAGCCCGTGAATCAGGATCAATCTGGACACGAACATCGAAGAACACCTTTTCGCCCTTCTTTAGCCGTCTCTTTAAGCTATGACGACCTCTGATAATATCCAGAGCGGCATACCCGCTGCTTTTGATCTTTGTCTTCGCTTTCTCGGTCATTCGGCTGCCTCTGCTTTTCTCATGTTTTCACGAGCCAAATTCATAAGCATCTTGAACTGCAAAGGCGGCATAACCCTCTTCACTTCATCTATGAAGTAGTTCTCAATACCTCTAAATTTCTTTTTGTCGCCCAGGGATTTGATTTGTCCTTGTAGGTGTTGAGCTTCTTTAGCTAGTTCCGCACGTTTAGGGTGCTTTTTAGGGAGTGCAGTCAGCTTCTCAACGACTACCTTGTAAATAGACACAAGGTTTTCTCTGCGCTCTTTGTCCGTTGGCTCACTGATTCCGTCCACAGATGTATTTCTCATCGTCATCCGCGAGACTGCGCTCTGAGCCTTTCTTGAGGCGACCTTGTACATTCACCCGCCCCTAGTCATTCTGCTAATGCCAAGTCGTATTTTTGACGTCAGCGGCATTTCGTCTATTAGCTTCTGCGTTGTGGACTGACGGAGCTTTTTCCAAGCGGCATGGATGCCCCGTGTATCTCCGGCCTTTGTCACCTCTTGAAGCCTTGCGTGGTGTTTTTTCCAGTCGTTACGTTTCACGCCGCCCTCCCATATCCTGTAATCCAGATAATCGTGTCTTCGCGGTCCTCGTATTCGATATCGACACCGCGCATTTTCCGGTCATCGTCAGTTGCGCCGATGGAAACAAGCACGTCAGAAATCGGCTTAATGAGGTTATCCACATCTGCCTTAGTTACGTGTTGATTGACCCTGATAATGAGTTTGTACGGACCTTCGATCTTATGCCTTAGCTGGCTTTTGAACTCGTACTGCAAGGCCATGATCCAAGCCTTGTATTCAGCAGTCTTAACCCTGCCTCTGCCCTTCACGTTTTTATAAGCGTTGTTCAGGCTTATGGGTTTGGCTTGAGTTGTGTATGTGGCAGAAGCAGGGGTCATTGCGCGGCCTCCGCATAACGAGCCGTTTCAGCTTCAAGAATTGCGTATCCGATCCACTCAGGCACAAGAGGGTGAACAGCGTTTCCAAGCGACTTTATTCTAACTCGCTCCATCCCAACGGATACCCCATCGCCGCTTCGTAAAATGAGCTCACCTCCAACCAATGACGCCCAAGCTCGAGAGTTTTTGTTGCTATTGAAGGCGAGTGCCTTTTTCGTGCTAATAAATGTGCTCCTGAACGAGATAAATCCTTGTAGTCCCGGGCATTTGGGGTAGGCCACGATCCAGACCCTGTCCCTCTGGTGAGGTGCACCAACGCAGGAAGCCGGTATGCAATACCATTCCGCGTCATACCCGATCTCGGCCAAGTCTGCGAGAACTCGGCCAAACCATTCGCCTGGTTGCTCGTCAGGGCCACTAAGCAAATTTGTGACGTTCTCCACGATTGCGTACTTGGGTCGAACTTCGCCAATAATTCGGCAGAGCTCGGACCAGAGGCCTGAGCGTTCCGCTTCGATGCCGGCTTGCTTTCCTGCGATACTGAGGTCTTGGCAGGGGAAGCCGCCTGTAACGATATCAACGGCAATTCCATCGGTAATAAGTTGCTTTGCGTTGACATTTCGAACGTCCCTATAGATCGGCACATCAGGCCAATGTTTTGCTAATACCTTGCGGGGGTAATCTTCAATCTCGCAGAACGCGACAGTTTCAAAGCCGCCGGTTCGTTCAAGGCCAAGAGAAAAGCCGCCTATGCCTGAGAAGATGTCGAGAACTTTGAGCATCACTCTGCAGCCTCTCGTGCGTGCACGCGTGAGCCATGTGCGGCGTGCCAGTACAAATCATAGATTTCCTGTTCTTCACGGAGAGCTTGTTGATCCTTCGCCCGATCCCTGACGACGGCCTTGATTACCTTGGGGTCTAGCCCGAATGATTTAGCCTCTGCCAACACCTCAGCTTTATCAGCATTGAGAGCTTTGATCTCGTCGTTAAGTCGCTCTAGGCGTTCGACTGAGCTTTTAATTTTATCATCGGCTATCGTCATAAAATCACTCTCAAAAAAGCTGCCGGGGCGAACACCTTTCCCCGGCATAGTCAACAGGGAGGCTGCCGTTGTTTTCGATACTGAGCCACAACGGCAAAAGGCTTAGGGTGTTCGTTAAGTGGCGCCTGAAGGGCTTTGACCAAAAACAATCCTGCGCCCGTTGGACTTATCGCCGCCAATTTCTTCAATGCGGCAACCGGGAACGAAAGTAAGAGCTTCAGAGACATTGTCGTAGTGCTGTGTTGTCACTTGGATTACACAGCCAAGGCCATCAATCTGCATGGCTTTCGTTGACTTCATCCAGCCCTCATGCTTGCTTGACGCCTTACAAATAAGCTTGAACGTGTCGCCATCCCCGTAGGTGATAAGATCGCTGACGTTCTTCTTTGCTTCGTCCACTGTCGTGTTGTGAAGGGTTTTACTCATGGCTAATTCCTTAAGTTTTTCAGAGTTAAACAGGGTAACTATTCGGCTGCGGATTTAACGCGCCTTTGTTCTCTCATTCGGCTGATATTGTCATGCACACGACCAGCCGCGATCATGAGCGTTTCAGCCCCTTTGATCAGGTCATCCAGTTCGTAATTGTCGTAGTGATTGTCATCCGCGTATTCACAGGCTTTACCGCAAAGCTCACCCAGCTTGCCGTTCAATGCCGCAAACATCCGTATAGGGTCTGTTTCCTCTGGTCCTGTGATATGACCACCTGACAACTCTGCAATCAGACCAGACAACAACGGCTCACCAGCTACGCACTCTAAATCGGCAATCACATCGGCAGGCATAAACTGCTCATGATGAACATTCAGATAATTGCTGATTGAAGTCTCATTGACTCGCGTCAAGCTAGCAGCTTCTTTTCCACCGCCAACAGCTTCAACAAGCCGCTTTGTTCTGGCGTTGATCTTCAAATAATCGGCTCTTGGTAATTGTCGCATGAATTCAACCACTTCTTATTCAGGTGACAGACTTGAGAAAAAACGCGCACTCTCCACCGCATCAGGACAAACAGCGGAGTACCAATCATGAGAAACGACGCCAACTGTATCAGACCGACGCTCGACACCATCGCCGCAGCCATGTTTAGACTCCAAGACCTTGAGGCCAGCAGCAGAGATATTGCCGATCATGTGACGGCCAACGTCGCGCGAATGGAGATCAAGCGGCTGTCTGAGTGTGAGGGTAGGCTTATGCGTCATGCGGCTGAGCTTCCGGGGTTTTTTGGGGTGTCGTAGTCGTTGAAAAACCATGCGATAGCCGCTGACCATACAAAGGCAGCGGCCTCCATAAGCGCAGATGAATAGTTGCCGTCCAGGACATCAAAGACGAACACCGAGACCCAAAACACGCAAAGAGAAAGCAAAAATATACGTATTAGATAACTCATTGGGGCATCCCTCAGTGACATTGGGTAAGAGAACGCTTACGACGCTCTTTTTCATTACGTCGCGCCTCTTCCCAAGCTTCGGGATCTGAGAACACTTTTTGAAAGGTCTCATAGGTATCGATACTGCAACCCTTGCCCTCTTCCAGCTTTTTGAAGAAGGCCCCACTATTCACAACAATTGTAGATAAGCGAGATAAGCTTACACCTTGCTTTGCACAGAAGTTTTCAGCGTCATCAATCAACTTTTGTCTAAGTGTCATCAATCTTTCCTCGGTTAATTTACCAACAATATGCGGCTTTATAACCGCAATGTCAATGTAAATTTACCGCATGACGATACTTTTTAAATGCGGTTAAATAGCCTCATGGAAAACGAACAAATGATTAGGCGTATAGATCAACGACTTGCCGATCTCGGATTATCTGAGCGAGCAGCTAGTTTTGACGCTACAGAAAAATATGATTCAATCCGGAATATCCGACGTGGGAGATCCCCTCGGATTGAGACTGTATTGGGCCTAGCGAATACACTAAAGGTCTCTGTCGAATGGCTTACGTCAGGAGAAGAAACGCCCCATACACCACCCCTCCCCAGTAACGTCGTTGCGATTGGCCGTACGCCAAATATGGACGCCGTGACAACGGTTCCAGAGATTGACGTTCGGGCGGGCATGGGTGGCGGTGGTGAAGCTGGCGTTGATTACTGGTATGACGACAACGGCAACGGCTACCAGAGGGATGCAGTCAAAGAGCAGTGGCAGTTCCCGACAGAGCACATTCGCGTCAAACTAAACACCCCACCAGAGAAAGCCGTTATCATTGAGGTTGAAGGCGATTCAATGTCCCCCACCCTACTGACTGGCGATCACGTCATGATCAATACTGGTGATACCCGACCATCGCCCCCAGGTATCTTTGCAATCAACGATGGTCTGGGGCTTGTGGTTAAGCGGTTAGAGTTTATTCCCCATTCCGATCCGCTTACTTGCCGTGTGAGTTCTGACAACAAGCACCATAACGAATACGAGCGTAGTGCTGAGGAATTACAGGTGATCGGGCGCGTTGTCTGGTTTGGGAGGCGGGTTTAAGCACGCCCTTGGTTGATTTTAATATTTTTATGATTAAATTGAGTGTAGATAATGGATTTGCCTGACTTTGGCTTTTTAGAGTTTTTTAAATCTGACGACCATAAAATAGCCGCAGTCATCATTATTTGTGTTACTCTACTCATCAGATCCTTATTTAAGACAACTTTAAAGTTTATTAAAGATGACAGGGCTGATAGGCGCAGATATCAACACGAAGATAAGTTATTGCAGCACGAAATAAAGAAAAGACAATTAGAGTTATTTGGAGAGGAGTTAAATTTAGATGATTGAATTTATTATAATCCTTGCCACAATACTAACAATCGCATCGTTTTGGCTCTGGGCTAAGTGCTGGTCTTTTGTTTTGGCTTCGCGTCAATTTCACAGAGATAAATTCTTCGAAACTGCTCACACATTAATAAGCTCTGACAGTATCACAAAGGATGAATTAAGCCGAATATCCTTTTACTCAAAAACCCTTAACCATCCCAAGTCAATGGACATTGTGATTGAGGCGTTAGATCAGGTCGTAAGGGAAAAGCGATCAGGGGGTGGTGCCGCCTCATCTGTCGCGAAAACTGAGAATAGAGAACAGTGGCTTGAAATGACAAGGCATTGGTCTTTAACGGTTATGTCTCAGCCGACCTATAAGGGCTTGGTAGCTTTTTCTTTACTGATGAAAATCACCACATTAACTGACAAAAAGCTTAACGAACCAGACATTTCAAAACTTCACGATAGCCTTGATTTGAAGGCGGCGTAGGCGGGGCGATTTCGTCCCGACCGCCAGCCTCTTTTTTTATAAATTTTATCATTCTTTTTTTCTCAGCTCTATAACTGAAATACTGAGTTTATTTAGTTTTTCTTCAATGGTGAGGGTCTGTGATCGTCATAATGAATGTTACTTTTACCCATGTTACAGGAATCGCAAAGAACTTGAAGGTTGTCTTTTTCAAGCGCCAAATCAGGAAATTTTGATATAGGCTTAATATGGTCCACAACTATTCTGTCATACTCTGGGCCGGATCCGCACAACATACATTTATTACCGTATTCTAATATCACTGAATACCTTAACTTCTTCCAATCCCACGATGCATAAAACGCCTTCATTTCCTCTCTTGTTTTCTTTGCTTCTCTGGATGCTTTTTTCTTAGCTATGGTTATTGGACACGCGCTTTCTTCCGTCCCCTCTAGCCATGCAACCATATCAGATACCATATCTCCCTGATCGTAAGCTCTGATTTCGTCACCCACATGCTCCAGCCATCTCTTATAAAGAACGCCAACGCGAACATTTCTATTTGTTGTGCGAGCGCCCTCCCTACTCATTCGATTAATTATCTTTAATTTTCCATCAAAATAATTCTTAGGATAGCCGCTTTTAGTTTTCTTTCTTGCCATCGGATTACCCTTACTTACCCAAACTAATTTAAGGCGATCAACGAATCGCTGATAGAGTAGTTATGCCTTACGTGCGGATAATTGACAACATTAATTGCGGTATTTTTACATTATTTTGTTGACGCGGCTAATTTACCGCATTACATTATCTCTATCGCAATCGAATAGAGGCCAGTCAGATGACGCATTCAATCGAAGCTACCGTACCTTTCACATGGGACTATGAGGTTGATGGTTTTTTTGTAACCAGCTTTGAGGTGGTCGCGACTGTCACAGCCGCTGATAACCGCCCTGTGATTACAGAATTGCAGATGATTGGCAGCAAGCCTTACCCAAGCAAAGAGACGTCACTGAACGATCTACCGGACACGCTAAAAGGCATTGCTTTCACGGACCTATCTAAGAACCGCCTTTTTCTGGCTGATGCTAGAGAGAACCTTGAGTATGAGGGTCACGTATTCGCTGATGAAAACTCATTCGAAAGCATGTTCGTTAAGCCGTTTGGCGACACGTTCGGAGTAGCAGCCCAATGATCGCCACCCTCGAATTCTTAGCCAAGGCATCTTTGGGCTTAACCGCCCTAATCGCCTTCTGGCTGATCATCCTTTCGTACTTAGCAGGGTTTGAAGACCCGCTTGCATTCCTCGTCCAAATTTCGGAGACAATACGTTGATGTTAAAAAAATACACCAAAGGCATCTATTGCCTTGAATCTGACAAGGTGTTGGATCACGGAACTAAAGTTCAGGTAGCCACGCGCAGAGGTAAAAAGCTGGATGTGTTGGTTTGGAAGCACCTCAAATCTGTGAATGGCAAACACTATCATAGCTACGTGCGTCAGGATGGCTTTTGCTCCAGAGAAAAACATCTAAGAAATGCCGAAAGATTTAAGCAGCGTGCGGAAAAGAAAGCTCTGCTCAGTAATGATGCTTACGAAAAATCCTTGAAGTACAGAGATTTTCTCTCGCTAGGCGAACCGATCAAGGTCGGACATCACTCTGAAAAACGACATAGGAAAATCATTGAAGACAATAGCCGCAACATGGAGAAGTCAGTTGCGCTTGATCGTGAGGCCAATGAGCTTAATGACCGTGCCTTGGGGGCCGAAGACGCAGCGGAAAAAATCTTTATGGACAGCCCGGACTGTCTGCCTCGCCTGCACAAAAAATTACAGCTACTTGAGGGGCAAAAAGAAGTGGTACGGCAGGCAAGAAAACAGGGCGATACGCCGCCGTATTTTTCTGTGAATCTCAATGCCAATATTAGAGCGGTAAAGAAAAAGCTCAAAATTGCCGTTGATGTTTGGAGCATCGACCCAGAGATACACGGAGTAGTTAGTTATGAGTGAGATTAACGGCCCTTGGCACACAGAAGAGCCATGCCACTACGAAGCATGTGAAATCTACATCTGCCATGAAAAGACAGTGTGTGACGCAACAGTAGCGGCAACCGTTGCCGATGTATCAGCCACCCATGAAGTCAACCGACAACGCGCCCAACTGATAGCCGCTGCTCCTGACCTTCTGGAAGCTTTGAAAGCATTCACCAAAATGTATGTGCAGATGATCGAAAGTGGCGATTGCGGCAATTGGAACCCTGAAGAGGACGCCGAAGTAATTCAGGCCCGCAAAGCCATAGCCAAAGCGGAAGGCAAGACCGATGCCTAGCGTTTCAAAGGAAATCAAATTGCTGAACGAGGCAGCTACTGCACTCGAACAGGGGCAAGGCTGGGGTCTGGGTTTTCTCAAGGACTTGGAGAAACGCTCGACACACTCAGAGGTCAAAAGCCTTGCTGCAAAAGTACTGGAAGAGCGTGGGGTGCGGGTGTGAGTAATATTCCTCATTCAGAACGCGTTAAATATATAGGAGCCTCAGAGGTTGCCGCTGTCTTTAATCTGTCTCCATTCCTCACAAAATTCGAGTTATGGCACAGGAAGGCAGGAAACATTGAAGAGAGCCGTCTAGATGATAACCGTACTCAGTGGGGAAATATACTAGAGCGTGCCATAGCAATGGCTACCGCCGAAAAGACAGGCTGGAATATTAATAAGGTCCATAGATACCTCACACACAAAACAATTGAAGGCATGGGCGCAAGTCCAGACTTTGAGATTATCAGCCACAACAGAGGCCCCGGCGCACTAGAGATTAAGAATGTTGATTGGCAAATTTTCAAAGAATGGCCTGATCACAAGCCACCTATCTATTATCAACTCCAATTACAGCAACAGTTATCAGTCATGGGTCGTTCATGGGGTGCAATAGCAGTTCTTATCGGCGGCAATCAACTAGAGGTCTTTGAGTACAGCAGACACGAGAAAGTCATTCAGAAGATTGAAAACGGCATTGCTGAATTTTGGCAATCCATCCGAGACAACAAAGAGCCGTCACCGGATTTCAGAACTGATGCTGACACCCTATCCCTACTCTACCGCTCAGGCGGTGGTGAGGCGATCAATATGCGCGGTGACAATTACATAAAGGAGCTTTGCGCACGTTATGTCGAGGCCTCCCAAAAAGAGAAAAATTGGACCAAGGAACGCAAAGCAGCCAAGGCCGAGATACTAACCAAGATTGGCGATGCATCCGTTGCCTTTGTTGATGATTACCGCCTGTTAGCTGGGGAGGTGAAAGACGTTGAAATTCCAGCTTACACAAGGCGCGGATACAGAAACTTACACGTATCACCAATGCAGAAGGAAGCAGCAGAATGAGCAATCTACCAGCCGTTCAAGAGAAGACAAATCAGGTGCGCAGCGTACTTGAGAAAATGAAGCCTCAGTTTAAAAATGCTTTACCCAAGCATGTAACGCCTGAGCGCCTATTGCGCGTCACCATGACAGCTATTCAAAACAACCCTAAACTACTTGAGTGTGACCGGACAAGCCTGTTCTCTGCGATTATGTCCTGCGCTCAGTTGGGTTTGGTTCCTGACGGCATTCTAGGACAAGCTTACATGATTCCCTTCAAAGTGCGTGGGCAAATGCGCTGTCAGTTTATACCGGGTTACAAAGGGCTTCTCACCCTAGCTCGTAACTCTGGTGAGGTGCAGAGCATTCAGGCTCAAGCGGTTCATGAGAATGACGAGTTTGAGTTTCGTTTCGGACTTGATGAGAAACTTGAGCACATTCCCGCTCAGGGCGAGCGAGGTGAGATTACACACTTCTGGGCATGCGCAAGGTTTAAAGATGGCGGGAGCCATTGGGACGTAATGAGCCGTACAGAGGTTGAGAGTATCCGTGATGGGTCACAAGGTTATCAAGCCGCTGTCCGTTTCGCCAAGAATGGCAAAGTAAATAGCCCTTGGGTTGACCACTTCTCTGAAATGGGCCGCAAGACCGTTATTCGCAGGATTGCTAAATATCTACCTATGGACGTTCAGAAGGCCGCTCATATTGCTCAGAGCTATGAGACAGGCGAACACAGCTACATTGATACCCATGGTGAGGTCGTTGTTGAAGCGGCAATCGAGCATGAGGAAGAAGCTGTTCAGGTCGAAGATAAAAGCGCACTTGATACCTTTGCGGATGATGAAGAAAAGGAAGTCGTTGAGTTTGAACCATTTGATGCAGATGAGCCAAAACTGAACGCTGCAAAGGCCGCCGCCGAAAAAGGCGAGAAGTCACTCAACGAATGGGTTGGGAAGAATAAAGACAATCTGCCAGACGGATGGCTTGAGCACTATGAGCCTGAACTCATGAAGTTGGCAAGTTAACTGAATTACATGCCGTAACCCTTCGCTGTCTTTGTCCAGGGGAGCGGCCTTACTAAGCCTCACTACGCTTGGCTTAGTAAAACAGGCTCAAAAAAACCAGCCGAGCCGAAAAAAACCGGAGAGCGGCGGGAATAGAAACCAAGGATCACAGCAGAAGGCAATATTCCCGCCGCTCTCCAAGGAAACAAACATGTTTAAACAAATAATCGCAGAAGCAAGGCAAGAGATTAGCGGGGATTACAACCCTAAGCCTTACCGCAAAAAACGAAAGCCACGCTGTCCCCGCTGCACAGCCTACATGCAGAAGAAACGCATAGATGGTCAGAGCGCATGGAACTGTCCGAGACACGGCATTGTGCGATTTATTAAACCCAAGAGTGAGGACGCAGCATGACCGCCCCAATACAAGCCGCCCTCGCCGCTGTAGGGCGTCCACCGCTCACACCAGAGCTGGTCGAGGAACTGAGAAAAGAATGGAGGGTGAGGTGATGCTGTTTATGTACATCTTTTTTGCGGCCTTACTGCTGGCAACTATCGATCATTTGGTTGCAATGAAATCAATTAAGAGTGGAGCAAGGCCATGAGTGAGCTAAAACCGTGTCCCTTTTGCGGGAGCGAAGCTTTCGAAGATATCTGGGAAAATAAGTTTGGCGTTTTTGAGGGATCAATTGCCTGTGATTGTGGTGCGCGCAGTGAAGACCTTGAAGAAGATATGCCCTTAAATGAGGCAAAGGCTATTATTATTGAGAAATGGAACACCCGCACCAGCCCCGAGGTTGGAGAGAAATCACCCGAAGAACTTCTGAAAAGCATAACAGGACTATCCAGCGAGTATGAAATTAACGTCATATTCAGAAAGGTGATGGCCAAACAAAGACAAATCATCCAAAGCCAGCAGGCGGAGATTGAGCAATGGAAAGCTAACCATGCGGATGTGGTTGCCCGTAACAGAATCTTGTCACAGCGCGAGGATCTTCCTGTTGATCGATTGCCAGCGCATAAGGAACTTGAACGCAGCCAAGCCCGAGTAAAAGAGCTTGAGGGGGTTATAGCCGATCTTGAATCGGATATGGAGAAGATCTTCAACCACACATGCAACTACGGGAAAAACTTAGGCCATCATCTTTATCAGTGCAGAAAGATAGCAGGCACCGCCCTCTATGGGATAGATGAACCAGCACCGGAGGGTGAATGATGAACATCAATGGATACATCGTTGGCGTCTACTTCGGCAGCTCATACAAATGTGACGCCTTCCTCTCAACGAGAGACAACAAAGAACTCAGGGTTCCTCGCGATGTTGGCAAATATATCATGGGCCAGCAGGAAACGGTCAACATGCTTCAAGCCAACAACGGTGACCTTGTAAACGCCTTACAGGGGCTGATGGATTACACCAAGGGGCTTATCAAAACTCATTTTGACGATCCAAGCCGGATTGAAGAGGTCGATTGCATCGGAATTGCTGAGCAAACCCTTAACGATACTGAGGCGATCAATCAGCGGAAGCCTATTGAAACTGCCCTGAGTTTTGCCGCCTCGGCAATCAAATGTGGTGATACCTGGTCACCTTCCTGCGAGAAAGTATTTAATGCAGCATGGGACGCCTTACAGGAAGAGAGAGGGTGAGTGTGATGCACATCATTAAAGATGGCAGAGTTGTTGCTGTTAACCCGTTCGATGATCACCCCGACAAAGGAATAGGGGTAATTCGCAAATCGAATTACGACGACGAAATCACCCCTGATCAATATGAAGCACTGCGAAAAGTGGTGCCGGATGAAGTAAAAACGCGGCTCGTGCCTATTGCGACTACGGAGGGCGATAGATGATACCACCTTGTTTAACTGTTAAGCAGGCAGCCCCTGAACTTGGAGTTTCAGAGCCTACTCTACGCAAATGGATTAGTTTAGGTAAAATAGGTTTCTTGCGCTTGCCGGGTGGTGGTATTAGGCTGCGCAGAGAAGACATAGAGGTTTTCAAGGAAGACAGATGGGTCGCCCCCGTAACACAACTTTCAATTATAAACTCAAGCGTAATCGTTCCGGCTATTTCGAAGTTAAATGGACTGACGAAGGAAGAACAAAAACCGCTTCCTCCGGCTCAAAAGATCGCGAAGCAGCGGAATTATTTTTAGCTCAGTTTGTAGAACGCCAGAGAATAGCACCGCCAGAGCAACCAATTGTTAGCTTAATACTTAGCGGCTACTATGAAGAGAAGATGTTTGAAGGGCGCTCAAGCATCGAAGACATTAAACGAAATTGCACAAACATAAGTCGCCACATGGGGAAAATCTTCCCCCACCAAATCTCACAGAACACAATTAAAGATTACGCCAAGAAAAGGGGCGCGGAAGGCGTAGGTAACGCATCTATTCGGCAAGACCTCGCCACATTAAGAGCCGCACTGCATTGGGCCGAGCGTGAAAAGTGGATTATTGCACCCAAATTCAAGATGCCTGTTGCAGCCCCCGAAGCTCGCCAAGAATGGGCCACAAGAGAAGAAGTCTCAGCACTCATCAGAGAAGCAGAGCAAACCCCGCACTTGTCTCTATTCATCACCCTCGCAATTTCAGCGGGCCAAAGAAAGGGCGCAGTTTGCGATCTAACCTGGGACCGTGTTGATTTTGACAGAAATAGAATTGATTTTGGTAAGGACGTGGGCAACAAGAAAAGATCTTTCATCCCAATGAGCAAAGGCTTAAGGGAAACTCTTGAGTATTACAAACGCCTAGCAACAACCGATCATGTAATCGAGTACCACGGCAAACCCGTTAAAGATGTTAAGAAAGCTTTTAAACGTTGCGCGGATCGTGCTGGCCTTCCTCATATCACCCCGCACGTTCTTCGACACTCTGCCGCAACGTGGATTGTTATGGAAGGAATAGACAAGGCAAAAGGCGCTCGATATCTCGGCATGTCAGAAGATGTTTTTGAAAATATTTACGGTAAACATGCGCCGGATTATTTAGATAGTGTTGCGGACGCTCTAGATGTCACAAAAATAAATCATGCATCGCATGAAAAACCCTATCTAAAATTGACAAAGAATCGGAAAAGCCCTTGAAGTACAATATATATTTATCAAGCATTTACCTATAAGACCTCGGATTTGTAATCAGGGGGTTCCGGGTTCAAGTCCTGGTGGAGGCACCACTTTTCTTCCTCAAATATCAAATATCAATACGTTAGACATCATTTATACATATCCTACTGTTAAAAATCAGTGGGTTGTGTGCCATTTAGTGTGTCAGTGCTAAAGTTCGCAAAGTTCGTTAAACGTCATCCGTTCGGAAATTCTGTGTCCACTTCTTCCATAAATTGAAGAAACTATACTCATAATGTACAGTTCGTCATCTTTCTTCCCTACCCAAAATTTTTCTGCGCTTATAAAAATGACCTACCGAAAAATACTACTTACTTTATTCAGTTTAATTCTGGCAGCATGTGCAACTAATAACAAAAATACGACATTCATGGCACAGTCCCTGACTGACACATCCGAAGAAAGCCTAAGAAACAGAGGATTAATACCATTATCGGGCGAGGAAATTACTCGTCTTATATTAAATAAAACGATCACTGGTGAATATGTAAGCACCCCATCTGTTCCAATCCAAAAGCACCGTTCCCGCTGGATGGAATTTTATAACGAGGACGGATACTCAATTTATCGTTATTGCAATACAACCAGTGTTCCTGACCAATGGGATTGCTCGAACAAGCTAACGGGGCAGTGGAAAATCACTGATAATCGACTGTGCCTCAAATACAGAAAAGCAAAAACCGTCACACATTGTTTTCGCGCATATTTTGATAGTAAAAATTACATGATCGTAGCAACAACAGGAAAATCAGCTGGCTATGTTCTTGGAATAGCAACAAAAGCAATTGAAGGCTATGTTGAAGAAGGTCCTTTTATTAACTAACGCACCTCTCTTGGCATTGAGGAAGCGTTAACACCTTCATCAATGCTAGGGATAAAGGAGAAATATTCAGAACTTTCATGCTGAACTATCCTGGCCGTCTCTTCCGACAATTCATTTGCAAGCATGAACACGCCAGCAACATCACCGTCACTTTCCAGCTTGAGTTTCCGGATTTCTGTTTCCACCATCAAAGATTCGATTTGAAATTGGGCAAGACGATGCGATTCCCAAGCCCCTCTCCATCCAAAAAAACCGGACAAGGAAACACTAAGCGCACTGACTATAGCCAAGATTGTGACGAGTTTCTTTTTTGAAAGACTGAAAAGTGTTGTTTTTTTATCATCAAGCGTTGCTGAAAGGTACGCGATGAAAATAGTACAGATAATCGATAGGCCCCCGACAACCCGGAACAGAATCAACTTGGAAATGCCAAAAAACTGATACCAGTCAATTTGTTTTTGGGCATATTCCAATGCCACAAGAAAAGCCTGATTTGCTTCCTCCACACTCAATCCCCCCTATAAATTGAACATACCAAGAATGAGGCAAATCTATATAAATTTCAATAACCCGGTGGCTCTCGTATTTGTCATACCTCCGTGCAGCCATCTACTGCACATCCTTTTCTTTCAAGCTCTTCTCGTATTCTTCCCAATAATGTGGAACACTTTTTAAACGCTCTTTTTTATCCGGACCTTCAACATGTTTATCCAGATAAATTTTAAGCTCGTTAAAATTTGAAATATCGGGGACATTAAGATCGGCGAGAAAAAGATCAATCCATCCAGCCGCGTCTTTTGGTAAAACTGTTTTTTCCTTTAGGAACGACTTGAAGTCACCAGCACTCAT